GGCTCGTGACCGATTACGGGCTACTACCAGACGACAATAACGACCACTTGACCGGCCCCGATATGAGGCACGGCACCACACGCGACCAACCCGGAATCACCATCACCATCAAGGAGACAACATGAGCAAGATTATTTACTCGATTCCGTCATGGGACAACTGGATCTCATTGACCACGCTACGGAAATTCATTGACCAGACCGAGCACCTAGACGGCAGCGAGAAAGTCCGACTAGTCAACGGGGCGCTACAGATCCACCTCGATCCCAGCAAGCTTGAGAAGCTGACCCCGAAGAACGGGAAAACAACCGGCCAGCATCTGCATTTTGACGCACGAGACGCATTCCCACGGGACGAGCTTGGACGGTTCACCAAACGCAGATAACAGCAACCAGCTAGCAGACGCGCACCATTTTCGTCAAGTAACGAATATGGTGCTTTTTCATTTAACAGCGGGGGTCGGCACGTCTGGCCCCCGCTGACTCGTATTTAGGAGACCGCATGATCGTCATCAACCTGCACCTTGAAACCGCGACCATGGCTGAACTACGGGAATTCGTCAACCTCACCGAAGAACTCCCCGACGACTACATGCCATTCACCCCGGACTACAGCATCGACCACCCCGCGATGCTCACCAACGAAATGCACGAAACAAACAAGAAGGAAACAGACAATGGCTAAAATGCGCGGGATCAAGCCGGAGACTTTCACCGACGACAAGATCCTGCAAGTAGAACCACTAGCACGCTGGCTCTTCGTCGGCATGTGGACCCAAGCCTGCGACAACGGGCACGTCGAAGATAACCACGTCCAACTCAAAGTCAGACTACTGGCTGTGGATAACTGTGATGTGGACGATCTCATTACCCAATTAGTGCACGCCGGGCTGATCACCAGACATGACGGTTTCTTAAAAATTCCGAACCTTACGAAGCATCAAAAGATCGACAAACGCTACCTGGTTTTCTGTAAATGGTGCGAAAACGATGCCGACCTAACATTCAAAAAAGAAGATAAACAGACAAGAGACAGATCAAAGAAACAACGTGCCCACCGGGCACACGATGGGCAAACCGCAAATGCCCAAGGGGTGCCCGGCGATGAAGGTGAAGGTGAAGGTGAAGGTGAGAGAGATATGCAATCCAAGCCTTCCCGCAAAACCCGCATCCCAGACAACTGGGAACCCACCGAAGAGCACTCTAAAAGGGCCGCCGAGAAGAATCTTGACATTCAGGAAGAAGCTGAGAAGTTCAGAAACCATGCTTTAGCCAATGACCGCAAAGCAGTCAGATGGAACCACGCCTTCACCAACTGGCTCATCAACGCAAGACCAAAACCACAGGAGACATACGACCCATGGCAGATGTAATGAATGATGAACTCGACCGAGCAGAACTCGCCGTACTCGGAGCAGCAGTACTCAGTGGTGGACAGATCCTCGAAGACTTGGACTTCAACCCGCGTGACTTCCGAGCACCAAACTACGAACACGCTTACCGAGTCATCGACCAACTACGCCGTGACGGCAAACCCATCGACGCGATCACCACCACCAACGCAATCGCAGCAGACGGCGGCAAAGACCTCACCCTGATCCACCGGGCCGTAGACGAAACACCATCACCAGAAACCGCAGTCCACTACGCCGGGATCGTCCAAGACGCCGCCAACCGCCGCAGACTCTCCCTCGTAGGTAAAAAGATCACCCAGCTAGCCCAGAACCCAGGTGACGCGGACGCGCTGATTGAGGAAGCCCGAAAAATCCTCGACAACAACGTCGCACACACCAAAACCGAGCCCGTCCAATACGTGTGGGAAACCATCGAAGCAACCATCGACGAGCTCGACAGCGACGACAACTTCATCCCCACACCCTGGGACAATCTCAACCACATCATCGGCGGACTACGCCCAGGCGCGCTCTACACCATCGGAGCACGTCCCAGCGTGGGAAAGTCCGTCGTCGGCGTACAACTCGCTCAGGCGCTCGCACAGCACGGCTCAGTAGCATTCTTCAGCCTTGAGATGTCCCAGAGCGACGTGAACAAACGAATCCTATCCAACACCATGAAAATCAGCATGAGCCACCTCATGAACCCCAAACAACTCACACCCGCCGACTGGGAGAAAATAGCGAACTGGACAGCCAACTACCGCCAACCCATCGCCGTCGCCAAGTCACAATCCATCGACATGACCGGCATCAAACGATTCACCCGCAACGTCCACCGCCGCGAACCACTCGCCGGCATCGTCGTGGACTACCTACAACTCATGGCACAAGCACCAGGCGACCGACGCGCACGCCACGAATTCGTAGCCGACATGTCCCGCAACCTCAAACTGTTAGCCATGGATATGAACGTCCCCGTCATCATGCTCTCCCAACTCAACCGGCAATCAGAGAACCGCGAAAACAAAGCACCCATGCTCTCAGACCTCAGAGAATCAGGAGCCATCGAACAAGACTCAGACGTGGTCATTCTGTTGCACCGTCAAATCTCAGGACCAGGATCAGAAGACATGAAAATGCTCGTCGCAAAAAACCGACACGGCGCCGCCAACCCCGCAGAATTCACCTTCCGAGGCCACTACTCACAAATCACAGACGCCCAAAACCACAACGACTTCTAAGGAGCTTCACTTGCACCGCACCGAACAGAACATCTGCGCCAACAACCAATGCGACAAACCAGCCCCCTACGGTGAAATTTGCTACCCCTGCGTAGACGACTTACGCGACGAACTCAACACCTTCACCGAACACGACCTCGAAGAACTCTACGAAATCGCACTCAGAGACATCCGACCAGCAGACCGCAACATCCGAACAACCGGCAATCGGACGCTACAACAGGACGCACTCAACGTCGTCGCATGGACACTCTGGGACCAAATTACCCACACCTGGCCAAACGAACTCAACACGCTGCACCGGCAAGACAACGCCAAGCACCGATACCAGCAGATCAACCAAGGATGCAAAACCGCACGCCGACTCATCGAAGGCGAACCAGAAACCAAAATCAGCCCCGACCACATGAACGAACAAATGAAAAAGATCGGCACCTTCCCACCAGAAGAAGCCAGCGAATGGCTATGGGAAAACATGCGCATCAGAATCAGCCACTGGCGCATCCAAAAATGGAACCAACAAGGCAAACTCCAACCACGAACATCAACCGACAGAGGCAACCGCTACCACCCAGCAGACATCCTCGAGGCGCTCCAAAAGTCCAGAGAAAACAACATGAGCAACAACACATGACAGCCCTATAAAAATTTGTTAGCATGGAAACTCAGAGGCACAAGTGTCTCTACTTCCAAGCGATCGCCCAGCACGGTGGTCGCTTTTCTGTTGTGTATGGGTTCCTCATCCTGTGTGACTGTGAACAGCCCGGCCAGGCTTTGAGTGGTCTCACCTGGCCGGGCAACAACCCGCTATCAACAGCCCCGGCACACAAAGGCCCGGACACGATAGCCCCGCACATTGATCCCCGGTGACAAGCCCCGGAACACCAGTGCCCCACACGCAACCCCGCACACCGTACGCGGCCCGGACACCAGCAGGGAGGGTAACCGTCATGGCATGGTCAACCTCAGACCGCAGACACAGACTCCCCAAAGACTGGCCCACCATAACCTCCCGTATCAAGGCTCGGGCTAACCACCGGTGCGAAGCCCCCCGACATGACCCCCGGTGTGACGGTACCGGCACCGAAGTGGACCACATCATCCAAGGCGATGACCACAGCGACCACAACCTCCAACTCCTCAACGAGTACTGTCACCGCGCAAAGACCGCAGGCGAAACCGCAGCACGAAACAAACTCAACGCCAAGCTGCGACGCAGACCAGAAGAAGATCATCCAGGAAGGCTAGACTCATGACACAACTCAAGCTCACCAAGGCCATAGGTGGACGCAAGGCAGGCGACGAGATCAAAGTCAGTGGCAAAGATGTTGCTGATAGACTTGTCGAACGAGGACTTGCAGAACATGTCAAGGCATCACCAAAGGCCAAACCGAAACCGGAAACCGAATCTGAAAAAGTTTCCGACGACGCTTGACATTTCGATTCGGCTGTGAGTCATGCGGGTGGGGGTGACCCCCTCGCGTTATTCCCTCTAACCGCTGGATAGCATTTCCGTTTGAGCTAGCTGAATTCTCGACGTTTTGGTTTTTTAGTGTCGGTTTAGTTATGTTTTTTCGCATTGCGGTTTTGCTCAATTTCCGCAACTTCCGCGTGATTGTGCCATTTATCGCGTACAAATGCTATACTTGAGGTATGACCTCAAAACAGTGTAAATACTGCGGAAACCCGCTAAATTTGCTCCGAAAAGACGCGAAATTCTGTTCCCAGAAGTGCGGGACGTACTTTCGGCGCAAATCCCCCAAGTTCCCTCGGGTTCTGACTAGCCGTCCTCGTTGGGTGCGTTGGCGTAACGTGCAGCGCGGTGATCGGATGACGAAAGTCCCGCTGATGCCGTCCGGCAAGAATGCGTCTACGACTGATGATTCAACGTGGCGCGCTTATTCGACTGCTAAAAACTCGAGCGTCGGCAATGGTCTGGGTTTTGTGCTGAACGGTGACGGTATATCGTGCATCGATTTAGACGGGGTACTCCAAGATGGCGTGCTTGATCCTCGCGCTAAGAAACTTCTGAATGAGGTTGACCCGTTCTATGTTGAGGTCTCGCCGTCTGGAAATGGGCTTCACGCTTGGGTGCGTGAGCCTTCGCCTATGGGTCATCCTGTTTATGTTCGTGGCGATGGTCTCAAGGTTGAGTGGTATTCCACCGGTCGTTACATGACGATGACAGGGAAAGTTTTTCAGTAAAAATAAGGCCCCGCGATTGCGCTAACAATCCGGAGCCGTGGCCGAATCATTGGAGGATTCGACATGCAACAGTATACCGGCAAACGGTGCAGTAAATGTGAGACCTTTAAATCGCTAGAAGAATTCCACCTCAACAGCAGCCAGCCAGACGGCAGGCGGTCAGATTGCAAGCTGTGTCGAAAGGCATTCGACGCAGCTAGGTATAAAACGTCCAGGCGCAAAGAACTCCTAGTCGAGCGATACGGGATTGGCGACGAGGAGTACTATTCATTGCTGGAAAAGCAGAGCGGAGTTTGCGCCCTCTGCAGCGCAGACACTCCAGGTGGAAGATGGAAGAAATTTAACGTCGATCACTGCCACGATACAGGTCGAGTTCGTGGCCTTCTCTGCTACAGGTGCAACACAGCACTAGGACAGCTTGGCGACAATGAGGTCGGGCTAATGAAAGCTCTCTCTTATGTCACAAACTAGTTTTTCTTCAGGCAGTGAAGTGGCCAGATGCGATGAGTCCTAGCTTGGATCACGTCAAACCGTTGTCTAAGGGCGGTCATCACGTGTGGGAGAACGTAGCTTTAGCGCACCTTGATTGCAACGTGCGTAAAGGTGATCGAGTTTCAGTAGATTAGCGCCCCTGGTGGGCGCGTGAGCGTCCCTGGAGGGCAACATGAAGCATAGTGAAACGACACATATTAAGGCTCCTACTGGCCTCAAGACTCATGGCAAACGCACCTGGCAAGAGGTGACGAATAAGTATGAACTGCGTGCCGATGAGCTGGATATTCTTGAGGATATTTGTCGTGAGATTGATTTGATCAACATCTTAGAGAAAGAAATGAGCAAGCATCCCCTGATGATGAAGGGGTCTCAAGGACAAGACGTTGTAAACCCGATGGTTACTGAACTGCGTCAGCATCGTGCCACGAAACGTAGCCTGTGGGCAGCTTTGAAACTCCCTGATGAAGTTGAGGAATACGAAGAGAACGCTCAACGTAAAGGTGGCCAGTCCCGCTGGGCCTCTGCTTACGGTCTGGGTTGATAGTGCATGGCTGTGGTGCGTAATGCCGCGCCTGCATATGTCAAGAACCGCACTGATGAATCCGATGAGATCAAATCATGGTATCGGCAGGCTTTAGCTGATACGTTGCCGCCGATTGGTCAGGTGTATGAGCCTGTCCGGATTGGCCCGACGTGGGATCATGACGGCACCAATTGGGTGCTACCTGAGCGGTCCCTGGGTTGGGAAGCTCTAGCGTTTGCCGGCCAGTATTTGACGCATAAGGGTAAGCCGTGGAAGTACACGATGGAGCAGGCCCGGTTCTTGTTGTGGCTGTATGCGGTGGATGAGCATGGCGATTTTGTGTATCACTCGGCGGTGTTGCAGCGGCTAAAAGGTTGGGGTAAAGACCCGTTCGCTGCGGTGTTGTCGTCATCAGTATTGTTCGGTCCGTTGGAGTTCGATCACTTCGGCAAAGATGATCAACCCGTGGGTCGTATGGTCACGGATGCGTGGATCCAGATTGCTGCGGTCTCTCTTGATCAGACGAAGAACACGATGAAGATTTTCCCCGGCCTGATCCCTGCCGAGACCCGTCGCAGGTTTGGCGTGCAGATTGGACGTCAGAATGTGTGGGCTCGCGGGGATGCGGCACAGATTGAAGCGGTCACATCGTCGCCGTTGGCTATTGAAGGTGGCCGTCCGAAGCTGATTATTCGGGCTGAGACGCAGAACTGGAATAGTTCCAATGGTGGCCATGAGATGGCCGGGGCGATGGAAGGTAACGCCGCGAAAGCTGAGTCTGGTACACCTGCCAGGATATTAGACATTTGTAACGCGTATCGTCCTGGCGAGGATTCTGTTGGCCAGCGGCAGCGTGAAGGCTGGGAGGACACGCAGGGCGAGTCAGCGAAGATGGCTGACTTCGGTCTGATGTACGACTCTTTGGAGGCACCACCTGAGGCCCCGTTGACTGCGGATGCGGCACCGGATGTTGTGGAAGCTGTTCGTGGTGACTCGGTGTGGCTGGATGCCAGAGGTCGTATTAAGAAGTCGATCTTGAACCCGGCGAATAGTCCGTCTGAGTCGCGTCGGAAGTGGTACAACCAGATTGTTGCGGCTGAGGATGCGTGGACTGAGCCTCGTGAGTTTGACCCGCTCAAGGATGAAGAAAAATCTCTTGAGCCGGGTGAAGAGATCGTGATGTTCTTGGATGCTGCGAAAACTGATGACGCGACCGCGTTGGTTGGTTGCCGTATGTCTGATGGGCATGTGGTCACGCTTGGCATGTGGCAGCGTCCACCGGGTAAGCGTGGTGACGATTGGGTTGTTCCCCGGTATGCGGTGGATCAGCGTATCCGTGAGTTGAAGGACACCTACCGGGTTGTTGGGTTCTTTGGTGACCCTGCGCACGCTTTAGATGATGAGACGATGGATCGGTTCTGGGACCCGTTGTTCGCTGAGTGGGACATGTTGTTCCGGCGTCAGGTCAAAGTGTGGGCTTCCGGAAGTAAAGGTGGCCGGGATTCTTCTGCGGTCATGTTTGATATGTCGGCCAGGGATAATGCGCGCCGGTTTGCTGAAGGTGTGGCCTTCACGTTGGAAGAGATCAAGTCCGGGTTGTTCACCTGGGATGGTGACGCCAGACTTCGTAAGCACGTGCTGAATGCGCGCCGGTATCCGGTGCAAGGGTATGTGTCGATTGCTAAAGAATCGCGTGAATCGAAGAAGAAAGTTGACCTTGCTGTGGCTATGTGTGGTGCCCGGATGGTGCGGCGCATGGTGTTAGCGAAAACGAGAAAAGGAGGTGGCCGCGTATGGTGATGCGACCGAGTGCGGTGCTTGAGCTGGCTCATGACGTGCTGCTTCCTGAGCACAAGCAGATGCGACACCACTTGGATTATATTGACGGGTGGTGGCACACTGACCCGGAGAAGATCGATTTACCGCAGCGTGCGTCGAGGGAGCATAAAGAGCTACGTGCGTTGTCTGAGGATCGTTGGCTTGCGCTGGTTGTGACGACGTTGGCTCAGCAGTTGGCGCTTGAGACTGTGCGTTCTACTCGTGATGGCGCTGATATTGACCAGATCTTATTGCCGTGGCATCGGAACCGGATGGACTCTCGGCAGAAAGCGATCCATTATGGTGCGATTGGGTACGGTTTCGCCTACGCTTCGGTGAAGCCTGGTGATACTGGTGCGGTGATTCGTGGCCGTTCCCCGCGGGAAGTGTACGCAGTGTACGCTGATGCCACCACTGATGAGTACCCGATGTATTACCTTGATGTGCGCTCAAATAACGGGTACGTGATCACGGATGAAGAGTATGACCATTATCTGATGGATGACCACGGCAAGCTGGTGTTCATTGAGTCCCGTGCACATGGTGTTGGGGCACCACCGCTGATCAGGTATTCCAACAACATTGATTTGGAGGCTCGCACGCCTGGTGAGGTTGAGCCGTATATCCCTACTGCGAAGCGGATCAATAAGACCACGTATGACCGCATGTTGGTACAGCATCATAATTCATGGAAGGTACGCACTGCGACCGGCCTGGATGAGCCTGGCACGCAAGATGAGGCTAGTGAGCAGAAGTTATTGCTGCGTCAAAATGACATTCTCACTGGCGGTCCTGATGTCGAATTCGGCACTCTTGATGAGACATCTATGGGCGGGTTTATTGACGCGAAGAAGGATGATGTGCAAACTCTGGCATCAACGTCTCAGACTCCTTCGCACGCTTTGACTGGTGACATTATCAATTTATCGGCTGATGCGATCACTGAAGCTCGTGCCATGCTGGATTTGAAAGCTGGTGAGCGGAAACGGGCGTTTGGTGACTCTCACATGCAGGTCCTTCGGTTGGCAGCTCATATTGAGGATCGTCCGGATGATGCGGCTGATTTCACGTTGCAAGCTCAGTGGGCAGATCTTGAGTCCCGTTCAATGAACCAGGCTGCGGATGCGCTGGGTAAGATGTCTCAGATGTTGGGGATTCCTCCTGAGTTGTTGTGGGATCGTATCCCGTCTGTGACTGCGAATGAGGCGTCTCAGTGGCGGAAGTATCGTGAAGAGAATCCTTCCAGCGAGACGTTGTTGGCTGCGACGTTGGCGGCTCAAGCAAATGGCACTCACTGAGGAGGGGCAACGGCTGACTGA